CGAAAAAACCTTCAAACATCGGAAAGGGGAAACCCTCGACGGTACGCCATTACGAGGAAAACCTTTTTTGTTATCTCCATGGCAGAAGTTTGTTGTATACGGAATTTTGATTTTCTATATACCTGGCACAAAAGAACGCCGATTTAAAGAGGCGTTTATTTATGTGCCCAGGAAGAATGGTAAAACTTTGTTTGTCTCTGCATTGGCCTGGGCCCTGAGTATACTTGAGCGCTTGAGCGGATCGACCGTATACGTTGTAGGTTATGTTCTAAAACAAGCAATGGAAAGTTTCGAGAACTGGACCTACAATCTGACGACGGTTCTCTATCCGGACAAAAATGCGGCCATATCCGACGGCTGGCGCATCTTAGACAATAACATGGAGCACTCTATTTCGCATGAAAACCTGGATGGCGGCAGTATTCATCTTGAGGCGCTGGCTGGTAATCCGGATGCCCAAGATTCGTTTAATGCCAACATTATCATTGCGGACGAGATTCATGCTTATAAATCTCCGAAACAGTATAACGTGCTAAAAGAAGCCACAAAGGCCTATACAAACAAGCTGGTAATCGGTATCACGACAGCCGGGGACGATGTGAACAGCTTTTGTTATAACAGGCTTAAATACTGCCAGAAGGTTTTGGATGGGCTTATACAGGATGATTCATATTTCATTTTCATCTGCAAGGCTGATGAGGATGAAAATGGGAACGTGGATTATACAAACCCAATTGAGCATGAAAAGGCCAATCCCAACTATGGAATAACAATCCGACCGGCCGACATCATGAATGATGCTCTTCAAGCCCAGAATGATCCGCAGCAGAGGAAGGACTTTCTGGCAAAGTCCCTTAACATATATACATCCTCGATGAAAGCATACTTTAACTTAGCTGAATTCCAGGCAAGTAACCAGAAAGCTGAAAAGGAGCTTGGCATAGATCCAACATGGCCTTTACAAAAGAAGTTGGATTATGTGAGGCGGCTTGCTATCAATTGGTTTGGCGGTGCTGATTTATCAAAACTGCATGACCTGACAGCTGCAGCACTTTATGGATCATATAAAGGTATCGACATCATCATCCCGCATTGCTGGTTCCCGATAGTGGCTGCACATGTAAAAGCCGAAGAGGATAATATACCGCTTTTCGGGTGGATGGATGACGGTTGGCTGACCATGTGCAATAACCCAACGGTGAATCACTCAGACGTGGTCAATTGGTTTGTGGACATGAAGGCCAAGGGATTTAAAATAAAACAGGTTGGTCACGACAGGAAATTTTGTAGAGAATACTTTATCGGCATGAAGCAGAAAGGTTTTTCAATCGTGGACCAGCCGCAATACTACTACAAAAAGAGTGAGGGCTTCCGGCACATCGAAAAAAAAGCAAAAGACGGGAATCTCTATTATTTTGGCGCAGAGCCTTTTGAATATTGTGTTGCAAATATCCGCGCAATAGAAAAAACGGACGACATGATTCAGTATGAGAAGGTTGAAGAAACCCACCGTATTGATGTGTTCGATGCCGCAGTTTTCGCATGTGTCCGCATGCTTGAAAACTTGGAGAAATCTGAAAAAGCTAAGGGGTGGTTGAATGGGTAAATGGACCTCTCTATTTAGCAAGAGAGCACGCAATAACATGAGCAGGGATGCCCCTGAAAAAAGAAGTGCAGTATGGCTTTGCTCTCCTGATGCGTTTGAGGTATTGGTGGGAAACGGTTATACAAAACTCGCAAACTGTCCGGAAGTGAGAATGTGTGTGGACATATATGCAGACCTCATATCGAACATGACCATATACCTGATGCAAAACACGCCCCAGGGCGATGTGAGAGTGAAGAATGAGTTATCCCGGAAGCTCGACATAGAACCAAACCGGTTCATGACGCGGAAGGCTTTCATATACAACATCGTCTGGACTCTGATGCTTGATGGCGATGGCAACCAGGTCACATATCCGAGGTTCTCTGCAGACGGATACCTTGAAGACCTAGAACCTCTAAAACCGTCCCAAGTCACATTTGTTGACATGCCCGATGGCGGCTATGTAATCAGGTATGGGGATAAAACATTCTCACCGGATGAGGTTCTACATTTTGTCATCAATCCGGACCCTGAAAGACCTTGGGTGGGTACAGGGTACAGAGTAGTTCTGAAGGATGTTGTCAAAGGTCTCAAACAGGCAAGCGCGACAAAACAAGCTCTGCTGGAAAGCCCAGCGCCTTCAATTATTGTTAAGGTGGATGGCTTGACTGAAGAATTTGCAAGCGTTGAAGGCCGGCAGAAACTCGCCAAACAGTATTTGGACGCAAGTGAGAACGGAAGGCCTTGGTTCATTCCCGCAGAAGCCTTTGATGTCGAACAGGTAAAACCATTGACATTGAATGATTTGGCTATAGCCAAAAATATGGAACTCGACAAAAGGACGGTCGCTGGGATATTTGGCGTACCGCCCTTTTTAGTTGGTGTCGGCAACTTCGACCAGGAAGAATACAACAACTTCATTGGATCCCGGATCCTCGGGAAAGCAAAAGTCATCGAGCAGGAGCTAACCAAGAAGCTGCTATATTCACCGGATCTCTATTGGAAATTCAATCCGCGCAGTCTGTACTCTTATAGTCTGTCCGATGTTGTTCAGGCCGGCGCCGAGATGGTGGACCGTATGGCTATGCGCAGGAATGAATGGCGTGATTGGATTGGTATGTCGCCGGATCCTGAAATGGATGAGCTCCTAGCACTGGAGAACTACATCCCGGCCAATATGCTGGGTAAACAAAAGAAGCTGGTCGGAAATGGAGGTGATGATAGCGATGGAGAAGATGGACAGGACGATTCGTCAAGCTCGAAGCCAGCCCACACAATTTAGGGCAGAAGAAACGGACGGCAAAAAGTATATTGAAGGCTATTTTGCTGTGTTCAACAGCATATATGAGATATGGCCGGGGGCGACAGAAAGTGTTGACCCTAAAGCGTTTGACGATACCATCAATGACGACATCAGGGCTCTAATTAACCACGATACAACTCTTGTTCTGGGTCGCACTAAAGCAGGAACCCTAGAATTAAAGGTAGACAATAAAGGATTGTGGGGCAGGGTTGAAATCAATGAGAAGGACCAGGACGCAATGAACCTATATGCCAGGGTTGAGCGTGGTGACGTCAACCAGTGTTCGTTTGGTTTTGACATCCTGGAAGAGGATGCGAACTTCAAAGAAGATGGCTCCGTGCATTGGACACTGAAGCGTGTCAAGCTGTACGAGGTATCAGTCGTAACATTTCCCGCATATGAAGACACCTCCGTGCAGGCAAGAAGAAAAGATTATGAACAAATCAAAAATCGGCAGGTTGAACAGTGGAAAGAAGAAAGAAAGGAGAGATTGAAGAGATGGCATTAAGACAGCTGGTTATAACAAAGAAAATTCAGGATTTGAGAAAGAAACTCGATGATCTCAAATCCAAAGACGCTGATTTTGAACAGCGTAAATCTGAACTCCAGAAACGCGAGGCTGAACTGGAAGCCGCGATAGATGAAATCACAGAAGATACTTCCGAAGAGGATAAGACTGCTGTGGATGAATCTGTCGAGGCTTTCGAAAAAGACCAGGAAGCATTCAACGAAGAATTCAAACAGCATGAGGAAGAGAAACAGAAGCTTGAGGATGAAATCCGAAAGCTGCAGGCCGAGTTGGATGAGTTGAATAACAGGGCGAAGAACCCTGTAACAAAAACTGAAAATCATGAAAGAAAAGAGGAAGGTGGAGAGATAAGAATGAAAAGAGGATTTTTCACAGGCATGAATCGAAGCGAGATCAATACTTTCATTGCTCGCGATGATGTAAAAGAATTCTTAGCTCGCGTTCGTGAGTTCAAGGGTGAAAAGCGAGCTGTTACTGGGGCAGAACTGACTATTCCCGAAGTAATGCTTGATTTACTCAGAGATAATCTTTACAGGTACAGTAAACTTATCACAAAGGTTAGGTTAAGATCTGTTGGCGGCAAGGCTCGCCAGAACATCATGGGCGCTGTACCCGAAGGAATTTGGACCGAGGCTGTTGGTAAACTCAATGAGCTGAGCATTGGCTTCAATCAGGTTGAAGTGGATGGCTACAAAGTGGGCGGATATATCGCAATCCCGAACTCTACACTTGAGGATAGCGACCTGAACTTGGCAAGCGAAATCCTGGACGCTC